TCCCTATCGGGGCATCTAATTCCTTCACGGAATTAGGAATCAATCATAACGATTGTTGAATCTAACCATCACAGATCTTGAGAGGCAAGATCTATTAGATTCTACCGGGAAATCCTCACGGAGGACCGGTAATGGGCCTAGGCCCTACGAAGTGTGATGAAATCACTTCAAATCAGAGTTCATTCTCGAACTCTTATTCGGTCGTTTCGACCTATCCTTATTCGGAACCTTATTTTCTTTTTCACGAAAATTCAATCGTTCTATTTGATTGAAAGAAACCTTCTTCGGTTTCGGTTCCTCAATGTCCTTCGGTTCTAAACCAAAAAGAACCTTCAGGCACTTAGTCTTAGAAGAAAACACGCTTCTAAGAGCCAACATACCACCCTCTTGGTAGAAGGTCGTGCCTCGCTTGTACCTATGACTTAAATAGTCCCTCATCGTAGAAACTACATGGTAATTGTCAAAATACCATATCAAGTCTAACCATGAAGAGTACCACTCGTTAAAGACATAAGGAGATAAATCCTTAACCCCTAACTTGATAAACAACTTCAAGGCATTCGGAACTGCCACCACCTTCTTCCCACCATCATTAGTAGGAGCAAGTATTAAAAACTTGCTACAAACAAATGGCATGTTATGTGGGAATTTCGCTTCGAAATTGAATAAAGTCGTAAACTTATATTCATCTTCTCGGTTAAGTGGTTTAATAGATCCTATCAGACTATCGTCTCCCGAGGCGATTACAAAGGTAACATTAGGATCCAACAAATCATACATATAAGCTAAAGCGCTTAAAGTAATGATAGTGTTTCCCAAATAAGTACAAGCATCTCCGGTACGTCGTTGATAGTTCACACTGAACCCGATACCACAAGGTCCGTCACTAATATGTGACAATTCGTGAGAACCAAACCACATTTGCAAAAACTCGCTAGAGGCACCCAAAGCGGTGAAGATATGAAATTGTATCAAATGGTGCAACCTCTGCTGAGACTTATCGAACTTCGAGAAATCTATCTCTTTAAACTCTTTAGTCGTCTCAAAAGCAAATGGATCAACTGAAAACAACTGGTGGTATTTTCCAGATGGAATGCTAATCTTATCATTAAGACAAAGCATTAGTCGATTAGCCATCATCAAGAAAATAGGAGACGTCGACATAACCTTACCCTTATCGTGGTAAGTGATAGTCGCAGGTAAAGGTCTCTCGAATAAACCACTACAATCCTCCATCGGTTTTAAAGTGGTTTTTATCATATGTCGATATTTATCCATCGAGACTAAAGCACATGGATCCACGAACATGTCGGGATCTATGGCTTTCCCTGTCAGATACTTATTATAATATCCGATCTCCCCTTCAGATATGTAGCCAGGAAACTGGGCCAACTTATTCGGATCTAAAACAGTGTTAATAAACCTGTTAGCGATCCTCCTTGCTTCCTCATCTTCGAAAAACACTTGCTGTAAATCCGGAACATTCAAGTTCCTCTTCTTTATGGCAAGTGCAGCCTCTCTAAATGTTGGAACACGCTTAGATATGTTTCCAGTATTTAATCTGCTGGAAATACATTTCTTAGACTTCGACCAATCGTTAAAAACACTTCGGTCTATCTTCGCCTTGTCCAACTCGAGTGCTATATCACCAGTTTCCACCAATTCTTGAAAGAAAGAATCGTTCAGATCGCAAACACCTGGTAAGAGCTCATCCACAGCCATCTGGATGAACTCAATATCGGTGTGCTTAACTGGTATTTCTAAGAGATCTCCGCAAGTAGGTATCTCCATATCAGGACAATACATTGCTAAAGAAGCCCAATCGTTTCTAGACAGGATTCTTTCATGTGCAATAAGCAATGATTCGAATCCGTCCATCATAACTTCCTTCACCAGATGCAACCTATTGGTATCAAACTTCTCGACAACAGGTATCACTGTGTCTACATCGTTAATGGTTCGTAACACTAAGTCACTCGATTTTAAGGTCGGTTTAACATCCTCCAAATCTTCGGTACTTTCAAAGACCTTGAGACTCGTGTCACTATCAACATCATCGTCGATTCCAGTCTGGGTCGGTAATACTAAACTCGTAGTACCATCGGACTCATCCTCCAAACAAAAAAGAACGTCATCGCGTTCAACCGGGCTAGCATCACGATCTAAAAGATCATCGATACCTAAGCAAGGTTCATCATCGACACCTTCCCAAGGTTCATAAGTGTCCAAGTGAAGCGGTAACTCATCGTTCACTAATTCGTGAACTTCGTAATCTACTTCACATCCAAACACAATCGCCCATCTTGGTTTTACATAGCATGCAAACTCTGTTCCAAGAAAGTCCTCAAATATATATTTGAATTTCGGACTAAGGAACAAAGTTAAAAGATAACTCTTAAGAAACAGAGCGTTCGTATCAACCTCCTCGTTTGATACTTGCTCAACCTCTGTTCTCGGACGTTCGTCTAAGAGCAGAGGAACTTCCCAGTCTCTATCCAAAAAGGAATCGCTGGGAAACATCGAGGAAAGAAATGCCATCACTACACAATCACCGCGTTGTGTAATAAAACGAGGAAAGAAATGCCATCACTACACAATCACCG